TTGGTTTGGGAGAAGCGGCAAAACGGGATGTGGGGACAGGGGAAAATCAGATACCGGACATGGCCTCTTTTGCCAGTGGTGATGGGTGGATGAAATTACCCAACGGGAAAATCCTGCAATATGGTCGTGGTGCGGTTACGCCGACATTATCGACGCAAACAATGAGAATTACATTCAGCATCCCTTTCTCCAAAAAAGCGGACTGCGCCATGCTTACTCATTCTGGTGATGGCGGTGCGCCTTTAGGCGCTGGGCGAGGGTTCGTGATGACTGCAGAAGGCCCAACGTTAACCGGCTTTAATTCTGCTTACAGAACGTCATCAACCAGCGACACGGTATCGATGAATTACAGTTGGTGGGCTGTTGGTGAGTAATTTTATTCAGGGTGATTTATATGAATGAATATGTTTATAGCGCAAGGCATAATGCTTTTTTCCCTGTGGATATGATTGATAAATATAAATCAGAGGGATGGGATTTATCAGACGCTAAGGAAGTAAATCAAAATATTATCAGTGAGTTTATGGCTGAACCGCCACAAGGAAAAATCCGTATTGCCGGAGATGATGGGCTGCCTGCGTGGGCAGATATTCCTCCACCCACGCATGAAGAACTTATTGAAATTACTGAATCAGAAAGACAGCTACTAATTAACCAGGCCAACGAATACATGAACAGTAAACAATGGCCCGGTAAAGCCGCTATTGGTCGTCTGAAAGGTGAGGAACTGGCGCAATATAATTTGTGGCTGGATTATCTGGATGCACTGGAGCTGGTTGATACCTCCAGTGCGCCAGATATTGAATGGCCTACGCCTCCGGCAGTTCAGGCCAGATGACATCCGGCGCGGTGCTGGTATCTGTTGCCGTCACCGCGTCAATGTAATCCAGCACAGCGTTAAGTCTGGTTGTTTCTGCCTGCGTCGGTTTACGTCCGGCCTGCAATTTCAGTTGAATCAGACTGATGGAAGCCATTGCTGCATCAATCAGTGACTGGCGCTGTGCTTCTGCCGCTTCTACTGCGGCACCGTGTTGTGCCTCAGTATCTGTCACCCATTTTTCACCATCCCATTTATCGAATGGCGTTAACGGGGCGATAGTGGTTGTATTTTCAGGATAATCACCCGGAGCTGTGATTTCTTTGGCGTCTCCCGTTTCGGTGTTATAGACGATTTCACCGCGATGGTCTGGCACATATTCCCATGAGTTTAAATCCATCGAACGGCAGATAGCATAACCCGCCTTATGTATACCAGGTTCATCCAGACAGGAATATGCAGGGATACCGACACCAATGGCAAGATATTCATTTGAAGTAGAAATATATTCCCGAGTTTTACCATCATAGTTATAGACGGTAATATTCCCCGCCTTCGTGGCAATAAGCTCGCTATTTAATACGGCGTTATCCATTATGCAGCCCTCACGATATAGTTAAATGCAATATTTCGTGGACGGGTTTCACTCCCGCCAGTATTACCGATACTCCCTCGTGAATGAAGTGTCGGTGATGGGATCAGACTCCCTCCTGTATTTGTGGCATCAAGTCCCCGTCCTTGTGTGTATGTCTTTTTGAAAATCGTAGCCAGTTCCCATTCATCTTTTGTGTCGTAACCATCATTGGCAACAACAATATGGCGGTGTTTTTCCAGCATCCCTGTCTGAATGCTCAATAAAACACGTCCTGCATCAATACCGCGCCCGTCATCCCAGCCACGAATAAACTCACCACGTAAATCAGGCAATTTATTTGTCGGATAAGCCTTTGCCAGTTCCGGGTATTCTTCAGCAGAAAAAGCCGCACCGTTGCATTTCAGCCAGCCTGTTGGCGGTGTGGCTGAAGGCCATGGAACAGGCACACCAACAGGTAATGCAGAGCCTTCTCCCAAACCAACGTTTAAGAAAATGCAGAGATTATGGCTAACTGGCATCATCCCCGGTTTTTACTCAGGGGAATGCTCATGCTTATTGGCTATGTCCGCGTATCAACAAATAACCAGAATACGGAATTACAGCGTAATGCGCTGGAGTGTGCAGGATGTGAGCTGATTTTTGAAGACAAGATAAGCGGTACAAAGTCCGACAGACCAGGACTGAAAAAGCTGCTCAGGACATTATCGGCAGGTGACACGCTGGTGGTCTGGAAACTGGACCGACTGGGGCGCAGTATGCGGCATCTTGTCGTGCTGGTGGAGGAGTTGCGCGAACGAGGCATCAACTTTCGTAGTCTGACGGATTCAATTGATACCAGTACCCCAATGGGGCGCTTTTTCTTTCATGTGATGGGTGCCCTGGCTGAAATGGAGCGTGAACTGATTGTTGAACGAACAAAAGCTGGACTGGAAGCAGCTCGCGCACAGGGACGAATTGGTGGACGTCGTCCCAAACTTACACCAGAACAATGGGCGCAGGCCGGGCGATTAATTGCATCAGGCGTTCCTCGCCAAAAGGTGGCGATCATCTATGATGTTGGTATATCGACACTGTATAAGAAGTTTCCGGTCGGAGATAAATGAAACCGTAGCACGTCGTATGCAAGAAGATCGTGCTGCGGTTTATGCTTATCACTTAAAGACTCAAAAATTAGGTGAGTAACGGACCGGGGACATAGCTCCTTTTTTTCTTAATTCATCTGGTATTTTTTTTCCAAGATAAAGATTTGCTATTTCAGGTGGGGCTTCTCGACCTTCAAAACCATAGCGAGAACTTTGTGTTGCCTCAAAGTCCGGATCCTCGTCCCAGTATTTCATCGTAGGGAAATTTTCACGTGTTGATTTGAGCCATTTATCAGCAATGAAAACCCCTCGAACGATCCCCCTTACAGTAGCAAGAATGACTTCTGCTTGGCTGGCGCGAGAGACATTAATGCGCCAGCTAAATCGAACCGCATCATAAAGCTCTGAATCCTTTGCACTTCTGTTAACGGAAATCATTAATGCTTTATGATGAAATGTTATGGTTTCGGGTTGATATGTTGCTATCAACTCTTTGACATGCGCGGCGCCGAATTCATTGCTGCCAGCACCATTCATGATATTCGTTAACCCAGGGTAGGCATCAATAAGTGCTGCTTCGACTTCGTACGCCGTCTTTTCATCAGTCATTCCGTGTCGATGGATGACATGGATAACCTCAAGTCCTGCTAACCTTATTTCTCTAATTTGCTTTAGCTTGTTGCTCAGTAACTCGTCATCATCAGTCGCTGCCACTTCACCGCGCATATGGGCAAATACGCGGTTACCTTTGCCTTTCCCTACATAGAAGGTGCTTCCGTCCCTCGGATCAATCAATCGGTATACATACCAGCCAAGGTGTTCAATTACTCCAGAAGGAAACTCAGTAATATCCATTTTGCAATATCTATGAATTATTCGTGAGACGTATATTAATGAACATTGCAAGGGCTCACAACCAGTAGTGTTGAGAAAATCATCGGGGAAATGAGGCTAAGTCTTTGAATTTACATAGTACAAAAAAGATACTTTTCCTCATAATGTGAATTAATTTTATGTTTCGTTTGATGATTGGACCGGTCTCGAAAACCGGAGTAGGGGCAACTCTACCGGGGGGGCAAATCCCCCTCTCTCCGCCACTTTATCAATGACTTATCTCCCGACTTCCCGCCTTGCTTTTCCTAAACAGAACAATCGTAGAATATTCTTGAAGGGTTAGATCGTCACTGTTTTCTGTTCGATACTGTGACATTCAGCACTTGATTCGCTATGGATCTGACAGGAAGGTTTCGAGCGAAAATCTGCAGTTATTCAGTCGTTTTCTTATCGGTCACCATTATTCTTTTAGACATTGATCCTACAAAGCTGCCGCAAAGTTGGTGGTGGGAACTGAAGTTGCGTAGAGAAGGGGTCAATACCCGGAGGCAAACATGGGCTGGCAAAAGTGTAGCGGTATTAGGCGCAGCTATTTAGCCTAGTTATGTTTTATGAAAACTTGATATCATATAAGTGTCTTACTTATTGGCTGTAAATAAGTTTTTCCTAAGGAATTGTTTCTTGAGTATCATTTGTAACTGTAACGGAATTTATAATCCTTTGCTTTATTGTTACGGTATTTTTTATCACACCCTATTTTTAGTGGTTTTTTATACTGAAGTTTGGCAAAGTGAACTTTATATACATATACTTCATCCTGGTTTCAGTTAAATTGGGTGGATGATATGGCAACTACATGTTCAGTTATATTGATTTTGGAGTCCTTTGATGTTTATTTCGGAAAAGAGAGTGTGTTTCTGGAGAGAGGTTCATCTGTACTTGTCGACTCTAGCTCTAGAGATTTTTTCCTGACATATCCTGAAAGAGTGATAGTGGCGGATTTTGGCGCTGAGTTTATTAGTCGCTATTTGAAAGCTAATAACTTAAGGGATATTTCTGATTGTAGGGAATATCCATCTTATTTAAAAATAAACTTTGCTGACTTCAGTTTAATTAAAGGATTAATTAGTTGGGCTAATCACTGTGCTGAATACATAGAAATTTTTGATGAGTCTATTGCTTTTACATGTCTCTCTGCATTTTCTTCTGAAAAACAATTTGGAGTATTTCTGTTTGGATGTTTGAAAAGCACAGGGGCTAAAGTTAAAACGATTATTCATACGGATTTATCTGCACCATGGCGTCTTAAGGATATATCATCAAGATTATATCTCAGCGAAAGTTTACTAAAGAGGAAATTGAAAGAAGAGGGGGTATCATTCAGTAAGATCATACTTGATGAGAGGATGCAAATGGCTGAATATTTACTCAGCACTCGTTGTTATCCTATTAGTAAAGTAGCTAAGGTCTGTGGTTATGCCAGTGTCTCATACTTTACTTATGTATTTAGACGTTATTTTGGTGTTTCTCCAAGTCAATACTCTCAGAGGAGTTCAGAAAGTAAAATTCTTACTCACCAGGGAATCTGATCATTGTTCTTGCCCCCTTATTTCCAGACAGGGGGTGTATCTTAAGTTAACGTTACCCGCTGACGTCGATATTCTCGCGGAGAGCGATAACCCAACGCACTGTGCGGATGGTTTTCATTGTAATGTTCGATCGCCACTGCAAGATTATGCAATGCCGTTCTTACATTCGGTTTCGGCATGAACGCGATATAGTCTTCCTTCATCGTTTTCACGAACCTTTCTGCAATTCCATTACTCTGAGGACTGCTGATTGCCGTTGTGCAGGGCTCCAGATTCAACTCTCTGGCGAACTGCCGTGTTTCATGCGCTCTATACGCTGAACCGTTATCTGTCAGCCACTGGATGGACTGTTCCGGTACTTTATCGCCAAAGCGTTTTTCTATCGCTCCTAACATGACATCCTGCACTGTCGCTTTATCGTAACCTCCCGTGCTTGCGGCCCAGTCTATGGCTTCACGATCGCAACAGTCCAGGGCGATTCATCTGGGCCAATCCTCGCTCATAACAGGCATTCACTTCAGTCATGGCAGAAAGGTATGCATGCTGGAGAAGTCGTGAAAGAAAAGAAGACTGCTGCGCCGTTTGTCGTCACGTTTATCTTCATTGGCTATGCAAGTCGTAATACAAGGTGGGACAAAACTGAGACACATAAGGCCTCGCAATGGCTTGCAAGGCTTTACATGTTTTGATGTGGTGGGACGTGTGAGCGCAGTGTTGATGGGGTAATGCTTTGAATTAGAAGCGGATTCTTATAATTCGTAATGCGAAGGTCGTAGGTTCGACTCCTATTATCGGCACCATCTCAACTTCCTCAAACGTCCGTATTAGTCCATAAAATCTCTGATTTATAACATTTTTTATTCTTTTAAGTCCATAGTAGTCCGTAACCATCCAGTAGAATCCGGTACTGAATGTGTATAGGATTGTGTATATGTTCCTGTTCGGTCTGGATTCCTATACACATGCCTTTAAACGATATGCAGATTCGCCGCGCTAAGCCTGAAGCTAAAGCCTATACATTTGGAGATGGGCTAGGGTTGTCATTACTTATAGAACCTAATGGAAGCAAGAGTTGGCGGTTCCGCTATCGCTATGCCGGCAAACCCAAAATGATCTCGCTTGGTGTTTACCCAACGATCACCCTTGCCGATGCTCGTTCCCGTCGTGATGAAGCTCGAAAACTTGTGGCAGAAGGAAAGAACCCTAGTGAGGTTCGAAAAGAGCAAAAGCTAGCTATGCAAACAGAGTCAGAGAACGCCTTCGAAAAGATAGCCAGAGAGTGGCATCAACTTAAATCTGCTAAATGGTCGGCGGGATATGCATCAGACATCATGGAAGCGTTTAAGAACGACATTTTTCCTTATGTCGGAACAAGGCCTGTGGGAGAGATTAAACCGCTAGAGCTGCTGAACGTTCTGCGTAAAATTGAGAAACGTGGTGCGTTGGAGAAAATGCGCAAAGTGCGGCAGCGTTGCTCCGAAGTGTTTCGCTACGCAATTGCAACGGGTAGGGCGGAGTACAATCCTGCGGCTGATCTCTCCAGCGCTCTCGAAGTACACCAATCCAATCATTTCCCATTCCTAAAAGCTGATGAGATACCTGATTTTCTACGTGCCTTAGAGGGTTACTCCGGGAGTAAGCTTGTCCAGATAGCCACGAAATTACTGATGATTACGGGTGTGAGAACCATCGAATTACGCGCGGCATTATGGCAAGAATTTGATCTGGATAACGCTATTTGGGAAATTCCTGCTGAAAGGATGAAAATGCGTAGGCCACATCTTGTGCCCTTATCATCTCAAGCGGTAGATTTACTCAATGAACTCAAGATCATGACAGGGAACTATCGTTATGTTTTTCCAGGGCGGAACGATCCGAATAGGCCAATGAGCGAAGCGAGTATAAATCAAGCCATTAAGCGTATTGGGTATGGAGGAAAAGTCACTGGACATGGTTTTCGTCATACCCTTTCTACAATCCTGCATGAGCAAGGTTTTGAGAGTGCTTGGATTGAAATCCAGTTGGCTCATGTAGATAAAAATTCTATTAGGGGGACTTATAACCATGCTCAATATTTTAGTGGAAGGAAGTCTATGATGGACTGGTACAGTAATTTGATATTTGAAAGACTAAAAAGGAGTTAATTTGTGTCTCAACCACTTTCGGAAATATTGACATGGGATGATGAACAATGGGAGGTATTTGTCCATGATTGGCTTATTGTCTGTAAATCAGATGATTACCCGTGGAGCGAACGTTTGGGAGGAGCTGGAGATAAAGGTAGAGACGTTGTTGGATATAAATCGGATCCTAACGTAGAAGGTTATTCTTGGGATAATTATCAATGCAAACTGTACAAAAAAAGTTTAGGGTTCTCTGATGTTGTAGTTGAGTTTGGAAAACTTATCTATTTTACTCTGAATGGTGATTATCCCATCCCTCAGAAGTACTTTTTTGTGGCACCCTATGATTTATCTACTACATTTTCTAATTTATTGAAAAATAAAAACGAGCTTAAAAAAGCAGTCCTTGATTCATGGGATTCAGCAATTTCAAAAAAATAACTAAAAAGATTGATATTCCATTAGATGATGAAATAAAAAAATATATTGAGGATTTTGATTTTAGTATTTTTTACTCTCTACCCTTATCATTGATTTTAAATGATATTGCAAATACACACCTTTATTTTAAGTACTTTAACGAGCTGTATGTCGTGAGAATCCCTCCAAATGAAATTCCAACATACAATTCAAAAAAAGAGTCTGTATATGTTAATGCACTGCTTCAAGCCTATTCAGAGCATGGAAATAAAACTTATAGTTCTTTCTTAGAGCTTGATGATCCATACAGACGACACTTTAATAATAGTAGAAATGATTTTTATTTTGCATCTTCGCTTGAGGTTTTTGTCCGCGAAGTATTTAAAGATGATGTATTCAAAGCATTGAAATGTTACATTTCATCTTCAATTGAACCCGTCTTTTATGAAGACCATAATTATGCATTTATTAGGTGTAATGCAGTCTTGAAGCAGGCTGTTCTGACACCAATTGCACATTCAGTACTATCAAAAATATGTGAAGCAAATGATAAAAAAGGAATATGCCATCATTTGGTTAATGATGGTGAAGTAATTTGGACGGTGAGATAATGGTTAGAATTTATAATTCAAGTTTAGAAGTGGCATGTCGAATGGCGAAAGTGCTCGTCGCTATTTATCCTTCTTCATTAAGCCTTGAACGGCTTATTTGTTTTGATTTTATTTTAGTAAATCTTAAGGATTTTTTACCTGAAGAGATTAGTCTTCATCCTCCAATACCCCGTAGAGATGCTCAGTTAGCCCTAAAACGAGAGATTGTTTTAGAATCATTGGCTTTGTTGCAAGGCTATGAACTAGCCTCAAAAATTTATACACATCGTGGTTTTGTATATAAAGCTTCTGAAAAAACATATGCATTTACAAATTCTCTACATAATGAATATGTTGCGCAGATGGAGCATAATATAAATTTGGTGGTTA